GTACGCCTACCAGCAGGGTGTGCAGCTCTCTGATCAGGCCGTGAAGAATCAGGCTCAGCTTATCGCTCGCGGCCTGATGACTCAGGATGACTCCATGGCTCAGATCCGTCAGACTGCCGCCTCAGCTTTCCCGGCCTACCAGCAGCAGCTTGAAGGTGGCATGACGATGAGCGACATTGCCCAGCCCTACATGCAGGTGGCTGGGAATCTGCTGGAGCAGAACCCTGCGACGATGAGCCTTCAGACTCCACTGATCCGCCAGGCCCTGAACTGGCAGGATCAGTCTGGCACACCGACAGGCATGAGCCTGTCGGACTTTGAGAACTCTCTTCGCCAGTCTCCGCAGTGGCTTCAGACGACCAATGCTCAGCAGTCCCTGATGGGTGTCGGTCATGCTGTACTTCAGGATATGGGGCTGACCTCGTGACTACCGTCCCGTCTCAGTATCAGTCGTACATCCAGGACGCTGCCAACTACCTGGGCATTCCGTACGATGTTGTGGCCACTCAGATTGGATATGAGTCCAGCTTCAATCCTAATGCTGTCAGCCCTGCTGGGGCCGAGGGTATTGCTCAGTTCGAGCCTGGCACCTTTGCCACATATGGACCCAAGGGTGGCAGTCCTTACAATGTTGCTGATGCATTTGCTGCATACAAGAACTACATGCATCACCTGCTTGGCGTATTCAAGGGCAGCCTTCAGGATGCTCTCGCTGGATACAATGCAGGTGAAGGCAATATCAGTGCAGGCATGGGATATGCCAACCATATCCTGAGCGTGAGTGGCCAGTCGGGCAGCGCCACTTCCAGTGGTAATGGAACTGGGGGCAGTAGCTCTAACTCCTCATCCAATAATGCTCAGGCCAACATTGATCCTGCGACCCTGGCTGAGCAGTATGGATTCACTCAGGCATTCCTGAATGCCAATCCTGAACTGAAGAAGATTTTCGGTCAGGCTGTAGCTGGTCAGTGGTCTTCTGATCGCTTCACTGCCGCACTTGAGAATACGAGCTGGTACAAGACTCACAGTGATACAGAAAGGAAGTGGCTGCTTCAGGCATCCACCGACCCTGCTACCGCTGGTCGGGCTTGGAACCAGGCGCAGACTCATCTCAATCAGGTACTCAGCTCCATCGGAGCGTATGGTCCTATCAGTAATGCCAACTATCAGGCGTTGCTGTACGATATTGTCGCCAAGGGCTGGTCCGATGACCAGGTGAAATACTTTGCTGGACAGTACGACAAGCTCATCAATGGCAAGATGCAGGGTGATGCTGAGACTCAGTACAGCAATGGACTCCAATATGCCTATTCTATGGGCGTAAAGATGTCTGATTCCTGGTATCAAACACAAGTACAGAATATTGAGAGAGGGCTTTCAACCTTCGCTGACATGCAGGCTGGCATCAGGAATCAAGCCAAGGCTCAGTATTCCCAGTTCGCTCAGCAGATTGATGGCGGTCAGACCATTCAGGATCTGGCTAGTCCATACATTCAGCAGATGTCGAACATCCTTGAAGTGGACGGGAATGAGCTCAGTCCTTTTGATCCCACCATCAAGAAGGCCTTGAGCTACAAGGACCCCACCACTGGGCAGATGGGCGCACAGCCCCTGTGGCAGTTCGAGAATACTCTTCGCTCTGATCCCCGGTGGCTTCAGACAAACAACGCCCGTGATTCCATCATGACCACGGCTCATGGTGTTCTCCAGCAATTCGGCCTGGCCTTCTAAGATGGGGGAAGCATGACGACACCAGCCCTTGGTGGCACTTATGTCAACCCCGGCAATGCGGCCGGTTCCAACCCAATCAATGTTGGTCTGCCAATTGGGACGAACAAGGGAAAAGGTCCTAGCAGCGGGATCACCGGCAAGCCACCCATTCCCAGTGGGCCTCCCATTCCACTTCCGAATGGTGGTGGTTCCAGTTCTGGTGGGGTTCTTGGATCACTTACAGGTGACCAGCGTAATGCCTATTCGGCGCTGGTCAATCTGTTCAACAGCTATGGACTCGGCAGCCTAGCCCCTGACATTCTCAACTATGTACAGCAGGGCTTCAACTCGGATACCATTTCACTGCTCCTGCAAAACACGGACGCGTACAAGCAGCGCTTCGCAGGTAACGCAATCCGAGCCCAGAATGGCTATGCAGTCCTTTCGCCAGCAGATTATCTGGCGACGGAGCAGGCCTACCGTCAGAGTATGAGGGCGGCAGGTCTGCCCTCCGGTTTCTACGATTCACCCAACGACTTCGCCAACTTCATCGGCAATGACGTGAGTGCGTCGGAGATGAACAACAGGGTGCAGCTTGCTTCGGCTGCGACGCTTACGGCGTCGCCCGGTTACACATCCGCCCTTCAGCAGATGGGACTGAGTCAGGGTGATCTGACTGCCTACTTCCTTGACCCGGAGAAGGCACTCCCCCTGCTTCAGCAGACCGCCACTACCGCTGCCATTGGCAGCGAGGCTATCAACCGTGGCCTGACCTTCGACCAAGGCTATGCCAAGACCCTGGCCCAAGAGGGCTTCACGCAGTCTCAGGCAGCTCAGGGCTACGGACAGATCGCCTCCGAGTTCGGCAGTCTCCAGAACACGGCCAGTGCTTACGGCACTGGCTATGACTACAGCACCGAAGAGCAGGCAGTGTTCCAGCCTGGCGTTGCTGGCACTGGCGGTACGCCTGCTGACCTGCTTCGTGAGCGCCTCCAGTCCTGGCAGCGTGCGAACGTGTCCGGGTACATCGGTGGCGCCCAGGGTGGTCTCGCCCGCCACGGTGGAGGACAGCTCAGCTAAACAACTGGCGACCATATTTATGGTTATAAAGAGTCGGTGAAACCCAGGGAATATATCCGACCCGCCACACAATCTCTCCACGGGATCGACCGGCACCTATGTGGAGTATTTAGACCGGTAGAGAAAGCTGAGAAGCGCTAACCCCTGGCGCCAATCTGGTTCTCGAATCAACCATTCAAAAGGGAGTTAAGGTCATGACTGACCAGTGGGGTTTCGACCCTAACACGACGGACGAGTTCGGCCAGCCCAACAACGACAACACCCCGAAGGGCCTTCGGACCTGGGCGGAATCCGTCAACAAGGAGAACAAGGCACTGAAGGACACCCTGAATCAGATTCAGGCTGAGCTTCAGCAGCAGAAGATCGGCAACACTTTTGCCGAGCTTGGCATTTCTCCGCAGGCTGCCACCCTTTACAGTGGCGAGCCCACCAAGGAAGCAGTGTCCGCTTGGGCGGACACCATGCGCAATGTCTTTGGTGTGCAGGGTGCTACCCCGCAGGTTTCTCAGACTCCGCCCGCTCCCACTCTGACCGGGGAGCAGCAGTCGTCTTTTCAGGACTTCGTGAATGCTGGTGCTAATGGCACCCCGTCCACGTCCATTGACGACTTTCAGCGTGGAGTCAATCAGGCTACTTCTCAGGCAGACTTGATTGCCCTGTTCAGTCAGATGAAGTAGCTTCCTTTAACTCTTCAATGACAAGGAAGTCTCGTGGCTAACGCCTTTACCGGGACTGCTGCACTTGCGAATCTTGTCCAGACTACCTACGACCGTGCTCTTGAGTTCGCTCTGCGTGCTCAGCCCATGTTCCGTCAGGTTGCTGACAAGCGTCCGGTGCAGCAGGCCATGCCCGGCTCCTCGGTTGTGTTCGAGCTCTACTCCGATCTCGCGCAGGCCATCACCCCCCTGAACGAGCTGGTCGACCCGGACGCCGTCGCGGCCGGTAACCCGACCACCGTGACCGTCACTCTCAATGAGTACGGTAACGCGATCCTCGTTTCCAACAAGCTGGACCTGTTCAGCTTCACTGATGTGACCGCTGGTCTCGTCAATCAGGTCGCCTGGAACCTTGTCGACTCCATCGACCTGGTTGTTCAGAACGTCCTGGCTGGTTCTACCCAGACGATCCGTCGTAACGGATCGGCGTCCCTGACCGCCCTGAACACGCCGCTGTACAACACTGGCACGTTCAACGGTATCCAGCCGTTCGACATCTACGGGTCGGACTATGTCCGCCTGGCTGTCGCCAAGCTGCGCTCTCAGTTCGTTCACCCGAACAAGGGCACGTTCTACACCACGTACATTCACCCTGAGGTGTCTGTCGATCTGCGGTCTGAGACGGGCAACGCTGGTTGGCGTATCCCGATGACCTACAGCTCGGCTGACAACATCTGGGCTGGCGAGATCGGCGAGTACGAGGGCTCGGTCTTCATCGAGACTCCGCGCTGCATCAACACCCTGAACGCGGGTACTACTCCGACTCGCGTCTTCAACACCTACACTGTTGGTCAGCAGGCCCTCGCTGAGGCCGTGGCGGAAGAGTTCCACACCCGCCGTGGTCCGGTTGTCGACAAGCTGTCCCGCTTCCAGCCGCTCGGTTGGTACGGCGTGGCCGGTTGGTCGATCTACCGTCAGCAGGCGCTGATCCTGTCCCAGTCCACCTCTTCGATCCACTCGACCACCTGATAGGGGATCTTAGATGAGTGGCCTTGACAACACTTCCGAGACGGTGAAGACGGTCGTCGCAGCCGCCTCCCCGTACTCCGTCACCCTGAACGACTACGACGTGATCGTCAACAGTGCTTCGGCATTCTCGCTGGTCCTTCCGGCTCCGCCGCTGCCCGGTCGCCTGTACCGCGTGTACAACGCTGGTGCTGGTACGACCACGGTCACTGCCACGTCCGGGACTATCGATGGTGGTGCTAACACCACCCTCGC